CAGCTGAACAGGTTGCTTTCCCTCGTGGTGTAAATGATATTAGCAAGTGGGCACGTAAGCGTGATGGCATATATGCAAAAGGCACACCCATACACGTACGTGGGGCTTTGCTATATAACTATCATATTAAAGCAGCAAGCCTCGAGAAGAAGTATGAACTGATTCAGAATGGCGAGAAGATTAAGTTTTGTTATCTTAAACTTCCGAATCCTATTCGTGAGAATGTAGTGTCATTTCCAACGTATTTGGCGCCTGAGCTTCAGCTTGATAAGTACATTGATTACAATAAACAATTCGAAAAGACATTTCTAGATCCAATCATCCCAATCCTTGATGCGATTGGCTGGTCACCGGAACCTAGAATCTCACTAGAGGATTTCTTTGGATGACACCATTGTTTGATACAGCAAAGACTGAAAAAGAATATAGCAATAAGCATGGTACTGTAGTAAAATACATATGTACTACTAAACTAACTAAGATTGCTGATTATCACGTGGATATATTCCACCGTGAGGATGCACATCCAGAATATGGTTCGCATTACTTTGCGTTGTATAGGAATCCATATGCCGATAATGCTGTAATTACAGTAGTAAATGTAGATCCTATAATAGATACTATACTTGAAAATAATGGTGTACAAACCATTAATAATGTGGTATAATTATAACATAATAGAAAATGGAGAAAGACATGACAGATTGGGCACATGATATCCACATGATGCATCACAAGTTTGGTGTAAAGGATTGGTTCAAAAAGAACAAAGATGATAAAGATCTAATGAAGAAATACCTTAAATTTCGATTAGATATGTGTCAAGAAGAAGTAACCGAAACATTCGATGCAATGAATGCCGGTGATTCAGAAGAGATCGTTGATGGTCTTATTGATATGTGTGTATTTGCTATTGGTACACTTGATGTATTTGGTGTTGATGCTAATGAAGCATGGAACCGTGTATATCAAGCTAATATGGCAAAAGAACCTGGTGTTAAAGAAGAGCGGCCAAACCCATGGGGTTTACCAGATCTAATGAAACCAGAAGGGTGGACATCACCTACACACGAAGGAAACCATGGTGACTTCCCTAACGCTGTTTAAAAGTATATACGACAATAAGACTGAAAAGTCTATGGAGTTCTCGAATTGGCAACAGTTCGAGGCTTTGTTGTATGAACTGTCTAAGCAAAAATTAGAGGATAAAAAGTCAGCCCAACTTATCTCCCCTGCTAGTTACATTAAAGGCACAACGCGTGCTAATAAAAATGTAACTGGTTGGGGTGGATGGGCTGCAGTAGATGTTGATGACCATGATTTTAAAGGAGATTTAGAAAATGAACTACGTACTAGCTTTGGAGATTTCTGTTACGTTTGCTATAGTACTGCTAGTAGTACGCTGGAAAAACCGAAGTTCAGGCTTGTCTTCCCACTTACATCAGAGGTTGCAGTGGCTGATATCAAAAGATTTTGGTGGGCACTCAATAGCGAGCTCGGATCAATCGGAGATAAGCAGACTAAAGACTTATCTAGAATGTATTACATTCCAGCGACGTATAATAACGCTAACAACTTTATATTCAGTAATCCTGGTAATCATATCGATCCTATGCTCCTTATAAGCAGGCATCCTATGCCTGAGAAAGCCAAGACTATATTTGACGGTATGCCCGAATCAATGAAGCAGGCTATCATGCAATATAGAGCAAATGGTTTAACTAATACAAACTACTCATGGACTTCATATACTGATTGCCCATTCGTAAGTCGTAGAATGATTGCTGAATACAATGCAATTAGTGAGACTGGTTGGTATGCCAAAATGTATTCATTTATGGTATCCGTAGCTGGTAATGCAGTAAGTAAAAAATATCCCATCACGTCACAAGAATTGGTGATGATGTGTCAAGAGCTCGATCGAGATACTGGCGGATGGTACAAAAATAGAGCGTTTGACACTGAAGCTGAACGTGCAATATCATATATTATGGAGAATCAATTATGATCGGAATACATCAAGGAGTAGTTTCTAAAGAATTTATTGAACGAAGAGATATTATGGCTCCAGTATTTAATGCTGGCATATTCGGAGCAGACGCTGAGTTTCCTGAACATCACCAATCAGAAATAGATTCTATGCAAGAACTAAATGAAACATACCACTATGACACATATCATTCTGGATTATCTGCATCTTTAGACTATAAAATGTATAGTCAAAAAGGTGTACACATATCAGCATCAATACAAAAATGTATTAAAGAAGATGTATTAGACAAACTTGTGATATGGAGATGGCTGCCATTCTATACAGAACTTAAAGAAGGAATGCGTGTTAAGTATGAGATCCTTGCTATTGTTGATGCAAAAGAAGCATTAAATCAATTAAATGAAGAAAATAGGTTTACATTTACTTTATAATGTGGTATAATATACAAATAATAATGAAACGGAGACATCTATGAAATATGATAATGGCAAAGCCCCTTTAGCTTTAGTTCCTGTCGATGCTATCAATCAGGTTGCTGAAGTACTCGGCTTCGGTGCTAACAAGTATGGTCCTAATAACTGGCGTGATGATGGCGATAGCACTGAGTGGTCTCGTACATACTCATCTATTCAACGTCACTTAAATGCATTCTGGTCTGGTGAAGATCTAGATCCTGAATCTGGCCTAAGCCATCTTGCACATGCATCTACTCAGCTTATGATTCTTATGACTCATATGTCTGATGGCCATATTCATATGGATGATCGCTATGAAGTAGGAGATGAGTAATGCTAATGTATAGTGTAAAAGATATTCGAGAGTTCTTCATCGGTGAACTTGCTGATGAAGCATTTACTATCGATAAGACTGGTCAAAAGACTATCGAAATGATTGGTGCAAACTTTATTGCAAGCGAACCTGCTATCTTCGGCACACCAGTACAAGAATACATCGATGCAGAGATTAAATGGTATGAGTCACGTTCTACTAATATCCTTGATATTTATGGTCCAGGTAGACAACCACCTGTAGCATGGCAATATGCATCAGATGATGATGGCAATATTAATTCTAACTATGGTCATTTAGTATTTTCAGAAAAGTATTATTCTCAATATGAGCGTGCACTAGAAGAACTATGGCAAAACCCTGATTCTCGTCGTGCTCAGATGGTATACAATCGTCCATCTATCTGGACTGAATTCGATGAGAATGGTAAGTCTGATTTCATTTGTACGAATGCTCAAACATTTTATATTCGTGATAATGTATTACATATGGTATCGCAAATGCGTTCTAATGATGTAGTATTCGGTTATAAGAACGATTATGCTTGGGCCCAACATCTTATGGATAAAGTTGTAGATGATTACAATGCACTAGCTTATGTGCATGAAAAAGCACCTATTGAAAAAGGTATGCTAACATGGCAGGTAATGAACTTACATGTCTATGAAAGGCATTTCGATCTTGTCAAATAAATGGAACAATAGATACTTAGAACTTGCTGAACAAGTAGCAAGTTGGTCTAAAGATCCTTCAAGTAAAATAGGATCTGTTGCAGTTGGAGATAAAGGCCAAATCTTATCTCAAGGCTACAATGGTTTCCCACGTGGAGTTAATGACTCCGAGGATCGATATAATGATCGACCCACTAAATATAAACTAGTAGTACATGCTGAGATGAATGTCATCTACAATGCTACATATAACGGAGTATCTTTACATGGATCAACTTTATTTGTGTTTGGTCTTCCTGTCTGTTCTGATTGTGCTAAAGGCATCGTCCAAGTAGGAATCAAAAAAATAGTAATGCCCTCTCAAGAGATACCTGCTAATTGGCAAGATTCTTGGGCATTAAGCAAATCAATATTTGAAGAAGCTGGAGTTGAATATGAATTCTGTGATTACAAATCCAATATCTAATATACCTGTTAATGAGAAATCTCATGTACATGGCTGGACACAAATATGGCGAGATCAATTAGGATCTTGTATTGACCATAAGTGCACACCTAAGGTAAAATCATATGATAGGGTTTATATTGATCACGGTGCAAACTTCGGTGGAACATTAAATCTTTTTGGTGGAGCAACTAAAGAGGTTTTTGACCGTATTAATCTCATTGCTTCTTGTAATGATATTATTTCGCTTGATCATGATATGCCGAATTATGGCGAAATGCTTAAGAAACGTATTGGTGCTAATACCACATACGAAGGCATAACTGAAGAATGGTGTGACCGACTAAGTTCAAGATTGTCCTCTGTTTCTTCAATGAAACAAGAAAATCTTAAAATGAAAGGAATGACAATTGGTGACAGTCATACAAGCTCTTTTAGCCACCGTAATGATATGGTGTTTCGTAACGATGGCAAAACTTTACACGGGGCGCTTAAAGCAGGCATTCGGTCTCTCCTCAGAGGAGTTACTCCGTTTGGTACAATCACTTTATGTTTGGGTTCTATTGATATTCGGCATCATATATTACGACACAATGATTTTGTTCTTAAAAACTTTATTCGGGAGTATGTAACTCAAGGTAAAGCTTTGGAGACCATGTATGATTGTAAAGTATTCTTTGCTGCTCCAGTTCCAGTTGAGTTCGAGGAAAGACGTATACCTAAATCTGGGTTCTACAAGAAAGAACCATTCTATGGATCATGGCAAGAACGTCATGATTTGACAAATAGGTTTATTGATGAATTGCACAAACAAGCTGGATCTGTTGTTATGCCACCAGAAGAATGGTATACTATGAATCCTGAAACATATGCTAAAACCTATATGGAGCATGGATCTTCTTTCCATATTGCTCCGCCATTTTATAGAAGAAACGATTGGGGAGTAACCGGACTTGGCGCATAATAAACATATAATTGATGGAGTGAATAAAGATGTCGGACCTTTATATACAGCTGAAGATGCTAGAGATGAATTTCTTTACCTTGCTTATGATTGGGAAGATCCTAATCCTGTACCTCGTATTACCGTTCATGATGGTATTAGGGTTGTCAGGGATGATGACTTGGTTGGTAGCAAAGTCCGCGGGGGTGATTGTCTCATCTCTTCGCTCCCTGATCATATTGATACCATTGTTTATGTTCAACCTCGTACTGGTCTTGCTGGTGTTTCTCTGCTTGATGTAGCAAAGCGACATGGTAAGAAGGTAAGACTATTCATGCCTTCTTCTAAACGTATATCAATGCATCAGGCCTGCTGTATAGAACGTGGATGTGAATATGAATTCCATCGTATTGCAGCAATGCCTAACTTAAACTTGATTGCGAAGAAGTGGGCTGATGCTCATCCTAATGCATTCTTTGTTCCGTTAGGATTAAAACATGAATTAGTAACCGCTGGTATTGTAAAGGTAGCATACGAAAATATAGAAGAACCAGATGAAGTCTATACGGCCACGTCCACGGGCGTGCTCACACGGGCACTTCAAATAGCTTGGCCTAATGCCAAGTTTACTTCTGTTTGTGTATCACGCAATATGAAAGCTGGTGAACTTGGTGTAGCAGAACCGATATCAGAACCTCTTGCATTTACTGCATCAGAGAAAAAAGAAAACCTTCCGCCATTCCCTAATATCGATACATATGACGGTAAGGTGTGGAAGTATATACCTAAGAACAGTGATAAAGATATCTTGTTCTGGAATGTAGGTGCGGAACCTGTATTAGAAGATGAAACTATATACGATCGAATTGATTCATATAGAGATTGGGTGAAGAATGAAAAAACAGTGGCTGAATGAAGAAGCTTTAGATGTATTCTCGGAATACTATTATCCTCGTGCTAAATGGTTACAAGAGAATGTAAACTGGGGAAATCTAGATTATAAATGTGATGAAGCTGATAAAGCTGTCAATGATCCTTTAATGCAGACTATTGACATATATGATTGCTATACTCGTAATGCTGCTGGTTTCTCTAATGTACTTCAAGACTTATGGTTTGGATCTAAGACTCCAAAATGGCGATGGCAGAATGAAGAACGCCGTGCACTTAACAAATCAAATGATTCTATTCAATGGAATTTAAAAACCTGGTTATATGTATTCTTATGTCATAGGATTATGGGATCAGGTGCGTCATTCGAAAATGATCATGGATATCGTAATAATGTAATACAATTCTGGGGTAGATTTGAAACTATTGATGAGATGGCAAACGATCTTGTATTCAATAAAAAGCAAGGGAAGTCAATGTTCACATCCATTGGCAACCAACCACCTGCGCCAAAAAAAGGTACATCTAATGTAGATTTTATGACGCGTGAATTACCAACTTTGATAAATAATTTCACAGAATGGTTACAAAAGGAAACCCGTGGTCATAAAGATATTGTTGATTATCTTAATGGCTATAACAAAGAAGTAGGCCACCGAAAATTTAATTTCGTGTACGCTGCCTTTTCTATGGATTGCTCTGATTACTTCCCTCAATATGTTAATGTAGATAGCCATACCTATTTAGGAAACAATGCTGTCCGCTGTATGAAAAGGCTCTCAACAGGGTGGAAACCAGACGACTTTATGAACCTGCTGGTAGAACGTACCGGTGGAAAAGCAAAAGACCTTGAAGATGTGATGTGTGACTTTGTTCGCTTTGGTCAAAACTATGTACCTCGTGGTAATGGTACATTTGATCACGTATCTGCAGACCTGATGAATGCTTCAGGCTGGGAATCAGGATGGGAACAAAGACAAGGTACACCGCCAGAAAAGGGTGTACAACTCGATGAATTTATGGTATAATATACCTAATGAAACTTATAGGAGAAATATATGTCTGTAATGGATAGACTAAAGAAGAATTCGAAAATCAAGGGTACAGACATCCTTGCTAACTCGAAGATCTTCTCACAACAGGACTTTGCAAGTACGCCAGTCCCAATGATTAATGTGGCTCTATCAGGCGATCCTGATGGTGGTCTAGGCTCTGGGCTAACGGTCCTTGCTGGTCCATCAAAGCACTTTAAGACTTCATTTGCTTTGCTTATGGCAGCAGCATATATGAACAAGCACAAAGATGCTATTATGTTATTTTATGATTCAGAGTTTGGTTCACCTCAAACATACTTCGAATCATTTGGCATTGATACATCACGTATCTTGCATACACCTATCACTGATGTTGAAAAGCTTAAGTTTGATCTAGTATCTCAACTTGAAGCTATTGAGAAAGATGATCGTGTAATTATCGTAATCGATTCTATTGGTAACCTTGCTTCTAAGAAAGAATTAGAAGATGCTATTAATGAGAAATCAGTTGCTGATATGTCTCGTGCAAAAGCACTCAAAGGTTTGTTCCGTATGGTTACGCCATATCTTACAATGAAGAATATCCCTTTACTTGCTATCAATCATACTTACAAAGAGATTGGTTTGTTTCCAAAGGATATCGTTGGTGGTGGTACAGGTATTTACTATTCAGCTGATAACATCTGGATTCTTGGTCGTCAACAACAAAAGACTGGTACAGAGATTAAAGGTTATAACTTTATTATCAATGTTGAGAAATCACGTTTTGTTAAAGAGAAATCTAAGATTCCGGTATCTGTAACATGGGATGGTGGTATTGAACGTTACAGTGGTTTACTTGATATTGCAATGCATGGTAACTTTGTTGCTAAACCTTCTAATGGATGGTATTGTAGAGTTAATCAAGAAACTGGTGTCCTTGAAGATCCTAAATGCCGTGAGAAAGAAACACTGACTAAAGAGTTCTGGGAACCTATCTTCGCAGAAACTAATCTCAAAGAATACATTAAGTCTCATTATACCATTGGATTAAAATCAATGCTTGGTGAAGATGTTGATGTATTTAGCGATGTACAATCGGAGACAACCAGTGTATAATGTAACCACAAATGATTATAAATTCGTTGAACGTGCTGATGACGACTTTTATACTGTTGAGCTTACTACCGGCGATTGGGCTGGTACTAAGTATCAATATGGTAAAGTAAGCGCTAAGATTGAAGAAATCAATGATGATGAAGATGGTATTGCAAGGCTAAACTTTATGTGGACGCTAATTGAAGGTGATGAAGATCTTGCCGAGAATCCTGCCTTTCAAGACTATATAGGTAAAGTATTGCAAAACATTTTAGAAGATGCTTTTGACAGTGGTAATTATAAGATAGGAAATGATGATGATAGCAAACGTACCGACAACGATTCTGCGGAACCTATTAACCAATGATGAGTTTACCCGTAAAACTATTCCTTTCTTAAAGAAAGAATATTTTGAGGGTGCACAGCGGTTCGTATTTGATGAAATATTAAAGTTTGTTAGTAAGTATAACAAACTGCCAACCCCTGAAGCGTTGTCTATTGAATTAGATAACGCTAATCTTCCTGAGCAAACACATATTCAAGCTCATGAAGTTGTAGATAGTATTAAGGAGTTCGTCCCAGATGATATGGGTTGGCTCCTTGAATCATGTGAAAAGTGGTGTCAGGATCGAGCAATCTATCTTGCCATCATGAAGTCGATTGAAATTATTGATGGTCGTGATGAGAAACAGACAAAGAATGCTTTGCCTGAAATCTTATCTGACGCTCTTGCTGTTTCATTCGATACTAACATCGGCCACGACTATGTCGGTAACGCTGATGCTCGGTATGACTTTTATCATACTGCTGAAGAAAAATTGCCTTTTGATCTTGATAAGTTTAATCTTATTACAAAAGGTGGTTTACCGAAGAAAAGCCTAAACATCGCCCTTGCTGGTACCGGTGTTGGTAAATCTTTATATATGTGTCACTGTGCTGCTGGTGCATTGACCGATGGTAAAAACGTTCTTTATCTGACCATGGAAATGTCAGAAGAAAGAATAGCTGAACGTATTGATGCTAACTTGTTTAACGTGCCTATTGATCAACTTGAAAATCTATCGAAAGATATGTTTCATAATAAAGTAAACAAGATCGCATCCAAGACTTCAGGCCAATTGATTATTAAAGAATATCCAACTGGTTCTGCGCATGTCGGCCATTTCCGTGCATTGCTCAATGAACTTAAACTCAAAAAAGACTTTGCACCGGATATTATATTTATTGATTACTTGAACATCTGTGCATCGTCTCGTATAAAAGGATTAAGTGGCGGTGTCAATACGTATTCCCTCATCAAATCTATTGCAGAAGAGATTCGCGGACTTGCAGTCGAATACAACGTGCCCGTTGTATCAGCGACTCAGACAACTAGAACAGGATATGGATCGAGTGATGTCGGTCTCGAAGACACGTCTGAGTCATTCGGATTACCTGCTACAGCCGATCTTATGTTTGCTCTCATCTCAAACGAAGAACTCGAAGGACTAAATCAAATACTTGTTAAGCAGCTTAAAAATCGTTATAATGATCCTGGTATTAACAAAAGATTTATAGTTGGAGTTGATAGATCAAAGATGCGACTGTATGATGTAGAAGATTCTGCACAGAATATATCTGACGCGGGTCAAGATTCTGCGCCAATAAATACATTTGGTAACAGAGAAAAGAAAGATTATGGAGATTTTAAAGTATGAATGACGAAGGACCTTTTACTGCAGAAGCAAATCGCAGGCCGAAAAAAGCTATAAAACGTAAAATTATAACATATGAAGAAGTAGATGCTGGAGTAAAGATTACTACAGTAAGTCGACGATATTATGAAAGCGGTGATTACCATGATAATATGTCTACTGAAATTTTACCCTTGAATAAATAGGAATAGATCATGCAAGCTAAATTAGTCGCACATACTCAACTCACACATAGGATTCATGCAGGTGAACGTGACCACAACGGATTGGATAACATCCAGGACCTCATCGCTTATTGCGCCCGTGTCTCAAACCCGAAAAATCAAGCTAACACCAAGACAACTCCAAAGTTACTTGACTATCTCATCGAACATAAACACTGGTCACCATTCGAAATGGCAAGTGCAACAATCGAAGTTAACACAACCCGAGACATTGCAAGGCAACTATTACGTCATAGAAGCTTCAGCTTCCAAGAGTTTTCTCAGCGGTATGCTGACATACGCGATCTTAGTAACTCTGTTGTAATTCGTAAAGCACGTCTACAGGATTTAAAGAATAGACAGAATAGTGTAATTACAGATGATACTTCCCTTCATGTACAATGGGAACAACATCAACGTAATATTTGGCACACTGCTATGCAAGCCTATGAGTGGGCAATTGATAACGGCATTGCTAAAGAACAAGCAAGGGCTGTTTTACCTGAAGGTAATACACCTTCTCGTTTATATGTTAACGGTACTATTAGATCATGGATTCATTATTGTGAACTTAGATCTTCTAATGGTACACAACTAGAGCATATGGTTCTGGCTAAAGAGATTGCAACAGCAATCGGCCAGATCTATCCAAAATTGTTAGATTTCACACAGGAGTAAATTAATGGGTAAAAGACTTAGTACACATGAATCTGAACAAGGCAAAGGATATGCCGAAGTTCATTTTGATTTTAAAGAAGAACTAGCCTATATTAAATACTTTGATAATCACTCTAAGCAATTCTTTATAGAAGAGTTTCCAGGTAAAACAGTTAGATATGCAGAAGATGCTGCAGAGAACTGGGCTTTAGGTATTAAGAAGCTTGAACCAAAACTTCATTAATACTGTAACATAAATGTCACAAATTTAGTCTATTTGTAAAAAAAATGCAAATAGACTAAATTAACTGTGTACATATGCATCCATACGTGGTATATTGGTATCAAGAGATGAAAACAGTATGGAGACTATATTATGATTACGATTCACCAAATTCAGTTAACTAGCGATCAAATCGATGCCGTAAACGCTGGCGAAACTGTACCAGCATTTGAAACAAAAAACAAATTGTCTATCTTCGGTGCTGACAGATTTGACTCAAGCATGTTCTCAATGTTTACTGAAGCTTATACAGTAGCGACTACTCGTTTAGAGCAAGCTTTTGAATGGACTAACCTTTGGAATAGACAAGATATGGTTGAAGCAATTGGCGATCGTAACCATAGTTCTTCTGTAGGCGATATCTTTGAATTGAATGGAGAATTCTTTCTTTGTTCAAATATTGGTTTTAAACAAATTAAAGTGGAGGCAGTATAATGTACGTTATTTCAACTCAAACTCTTGAAAACTATGGTGCTCACAGTGAAGACGGTAAGCACTCAAGCGGTAACGCTTATTGGAAATTTAAAGGCGGTAACGACTATATCGTTTCTACTTTAGACCGTATACAGGATGCTGCAGCATTTGTTGCTGCCTTGTGTATGGAAAACGATATCTCCTATAAGGAGTTTCCTGTTACTTTCAGATCATATGATGAATGGAAGGAAGAGCTAGGCAAACTATCGCCTGAATACGCTGAATTTTTAGAGAGCAATGCCATACGTGTATCTCCTGGAAAGGAAGCTGCATGATCCTACAGGATTATTGGCAAGAAATATCTTTATTGATATTTTTTGTCATTGCACTGCGCCAGCATGGAAGAATGGCGTTTAGAGACGGCCTCAAAGATGGGGCCGACATTACTTTAGATATGCTAGAAAAGGAGCGTATTATATCAATCAACGATGAAGGTGAAATAACCGGAGTCTGTGAAAGGGAATAATGAAAAAATTTATTATAAATAACTGGGAAGTTGTAATGGATCACAGTAAGAATCCATTAAGCAATATTCAGGATCTACGAGTTAGACATATGGTAATGCAGATTCTTGCATGGATGTGGTGTCTAATATTTACAATGATGACTGGTACATGGATGTATTTAGGAGTCAATGTTTTGTTTCACGCGTTGCTATTAGGCGGTGTGTGTATAACTGTTGGCATGTTTGAAACGGCAAAGCGTCGTCCAGATATGTTCCGCGCAAATTCACGTGGTCCAGGTGGTGAACATGAGTAATGAACCTTATCATAATAAGGGTGTTGGATTAGCATTCCTTATTATAGCAATAACTATGATAGGCATTCCTATTATTATAGGAGTTAGTATGGGTTGGTTTAATTTGTTTGGTATTTTAGGGCTATAAATCAAAAGGATATGATAATGAAAGAACAACTAGTTAAAGCAGCTAAAATGCATGCTGAAGGAGAGCTCGAACGGGCAAAAACTAATATCATGGTTTACATGAACCACTCAGTTGGTATTGGTGAGCATAGCGATATTGTAGAAGCTATTCAAGAAGAACTTGATAAAATGGCTGCTTCTGAAGATCGAATTGATATGCTCCATAAATATTTTAGCTAAAAGCTAAATTAACTGTGTACATTCTCTTTTTTATGTGGTATAATGTTTACATAATATCATAAGGAGAGAGAAAATGGGTATTAAAGTAAATAAAAACCGCGTATCAGATGCTTACATCGGAACATTTGACTATAAAAATAGTGATGATATGTTTCAACTTGATGATCTGCGTACTATGGTTAAACACATGAACCGCGACCTGCGTGAGGCTAATATGGACTATCAGTTCTATGTTAAGTGTCAAGGTCGCGGACATCGTCAAGGCGTTCGACGCTATAATCAATCACTGCCACTTCCATTGGCAGAAAAGGTAGACGCGTACATCTACCGTCGGTGATCGATATGAACTATATCGAAATCACTGGTGGCACTAAAGCTCAAAGAGCTATTGCCGATAAAGTAGTCTCGTGGTATCTCAAAAGAGTATTACCACGAGTACGTACACTTGATATCACAGTACGTCTCACAAATTGCTTATCTAATGAAGGAGCTTATGGCTATTGCCTTGAGCTTGACACACATAAAGAATTTGATATTGAAATCGATAAGACATTGCGTTTGTTCGATTTTGTATCAACTATTTGTCATGAGCTGACTCATCTTAAACAATACTACCGTAAAGAAATGGTGGCATTAGATGATGGACGTATTCGTTGGAAGAAAAAAGTTTACAATTCAAACTTTAAGTACGAAAATAAACCTTGGGAAAAAGAAGCTTTTAAAGTTGAAGCTCAATTAGCCCGTGATTGTTTTACCGAAATTTTATAAAGCCTTTTAGTAGGCTTTTGTTTTTGTATAAATAGTATAAACATAACACGGGACTAATATGATATGCTTACTTTCAAAGGGTTTATTTCAGAAATGTATGTAAAACTATCTGGAGAACAATTGTTAAAGCCCGGCAGAGAAGGCCGAGCAGAAAATATTGTTCGCAAAATTAATGACGGAGATCCATTTCTTACAATGAAAGGTGATACTGTTATTCTTAGAAAAGATAATTCCCTAGAAACATATCGTACAGCTGTTAGAGATGGTAATAAAAAGGCAATGAATGCCATTGAATTTACTGGTGTCAACGGCAAAAAATATCAATTAGCAGATCTGGCTAAATCTCCAGAATTTGGTGGTAAGGGTAAAGGATCAGGCACCCGTGCAGAAGATGAAGCACTAGCAGATCTAAAGAAAAAACTTCAAGCAGTATTCGATAAAGAAACAGTACCTTTTATTCTAGTAAAAATAGGTAAGCGTACTGAACGTGTTGCTGCTATTGAATCTACTCCTGGTGTTCCTAAATCAGACTTCCATATGCTTGATCCAGAAGGAAAAGAAGTATTTTGGATTTCTCATAAAAAGGGTAATAAGGCAAATGACTTCCAACAGTATGGTGGCATGCCTGAGCTAAAGAATACTAAATCAAAAGATATGTTTAGTTTTGTAGATGCCGTGGTAAAAGAACTTAATGGCGCTAAACGCTTTCCTATGAAGACTGCATATGCACGTAAAGTTACTGATCCTAAAATTATACGTATGACAATGTATGGTAAAGGGTTTAAGTCAAAGCCAGACGGCCGTCAAAACATCGATGTTCTATATCAAGGTCCTATGAACCTTAAAAGATCTGGAGTAAAAGACGGTATTCCTATATACACAATTACTTCAAATCATACACAATATCATAATGAATTGCCTAAAAACGATTACGAGTGTTATTACTATGTGAGACCAGAGCAAGCTAAAAACCAGTTTGGAATTCCAGGAGCTAGATTCTTTATAGTTGCAAAAGGTACAGCACTTAAAAATAGAAATACTAAGGTAATATAATGATTAATTTTAAGTCACACTCAATAACAGAAGCTGCCTCTTCTAAGAATACACATATGACTCATATTGAGGATCGTGTGATTTATGGTGGTGTTAATGGTGCACGTGATGCTATACTTGCATTAAGAGCAATGCGAGATATGTTAGCAGGTAGTTCAAAGAAAACAACTGATGTGACTGTTAAATGGGATGGTGCACCTGCAGTATTTGCTGGTATTGATCCAACTGATAAGAAGTTCTTTGTGGCAAAGAAAGGTATCTTTAATAAGAATCCTAAAGTATATAAATCACATGCTGAAATCGATGCTGATACATCTGGAGACTTGTCAACAAAACTTAAAGTTTCATTTGATGAACTAAGTAAGATAGGAATTACTGGCGTGATTCAAGGAGATCTTATGTTTACAAAGGATGATCTCAAGACTGAAACTATAGACGGTGTCAAGTATATTACTTTCCATCCTAATACTATTGTATATGCCGTACGTGCAGATTCTGCAGAGGCTCAACTTATACGTAAGTCTAAGATTGGCATTGTTGTACATACTTCTTACTCAGGTGATTCTTTTGAAAATATGAGAGCTACATTTAATGTTAAAGCCTCTTCATTTAAAAGTGCATCATCTGTATGGTTACAAGATGCTAACCTAAGAGACCTATCTGGAACAGCTACTCTTACACAGAAAGATACTGATGAAGTAACTAAAGCACTTAGTGTTGCTGGTACAATCTTTAAAAAGATTAAAGGTACAGCACTTAACGATCTTTCTAGGAATGAAGAACTAGCAGGACTTATCGAAACCTATAATAACTCGTTCGTTAGACGAGGAGAAAAGGTTACAAATACATCGAAACATGTAGATGGTCTTATCAAATGGATTGAAGAAAGATTTGCAAAAGAAGCCGGCAAAGTAAAAACTCAAGTTGCAAAAGATCGTAAACTTGCAAAGAGAGATGAGCTGCTTAAGTTCTTTTCTCCAGGTAATAAAGCTAACTTAAAAGCTATATTTGATTTACAAAATGCTATTGTAGTGGCGAAACTAGTTATTATAAATAAACTTAATAAAGTAAATAAAATTGATACATTTATCAAGAAACGAGACGGATACCACGTTACTGGCGTAGAAGGTTTTGTTGCTATTGATAAGTTAAAGGGCGGAGCAGTTAAATTAGTTGATCGTATGACGTTCAGTTATAACAACTTCTCCTCTGATGTTATTAAAGGCTGGGACACGCCGTCTCGCTCCTAATGGGAAGAAACATGGAACAAACAAACGAAGCGTTGAATACACAACAACGCATGAAATTAAAACAGGCAATGCGTCGCAATAAGGCGAAGATTCAAATGGGTCGTAAAAGATCCATGCGTAAACTAGCATCTAAAGAAGTACTTGTAAAACGTGCAGAACGTCAAGCACGTCAGGCTATGGTCAAAAAGATGTTACGTGACAAAGATAAGTCTGACTTGTCTTATGCTGCTCGTAAGGGCGTTGAAGACAGAGTTGCTAAAAAGAAGCAAGCCATTAAAACATTGGCTAAGAAACTTCTTAAAACTGTTAGGCAAAAAGATAGGGCTAAACTCCAGAAAAAGAAATCTGGGGATAAGTAATGTCGTTCAAGTCATTTAGTGAGTATGTCACTGAAGCCACAAAAGAAATTACCTTTACTTTCGGAAGATTTAATCCTCCTACAGTAGGTCATGAGAAGCTGTTAGACGCTGTAGCTAAGGTTGCACGCGGATCTAAATATATGGTATTCGCTTCTCAGTCTAACGATGCAAAAAAGAATCCATTAGACTATAATAATAAAGTTAAGTATATGCGCAAGATGTTCCCACGTCATGCGCGATCAATTCAATTAGATAAATCTGTCAAAAATGTATTTGATATTCTTGTAAAGATATACGATCAAGGTTATAACCGTGTCAATATGGTTGTTGGATCAGATCGTGTTAATGAGTTCGAAGCATTGATTGGTAGGTACAATGCTAAAAAAGGCCGTCATGGTTTCTATAACTTTGAAGGTGGAGTTAATGTAATCTCTGCTGGTGAGCGTGATCCTGATGCAGAAGGTGTATCTGGAATGTCAGCTTCTAAGATGAGAGCTGCTGCACAAGCAAATGATTTCAGTCTATTCACTAAAGGTCTACCTAAAAACTTTAAAGATGGTAAGCAATTATTTAATGATTTGCGTACCGCCATGGGACTTAAAGAATCCCATGATTACCGTCAGCACATACAATTGCAAACAGTGTCAGAAGAACGAGAAGCCTATGTTCAAGGACAATTATTTGAACTAGGAGATCTCGTTGCAATTAAGGAATCAGATGAAGTCGGAACGGTTTCTATGCTGGGATCTAACTATGTGCTGATCGAAATGGCTGACGGTAAGAAAATGCGTAAGTGGTTAACTGACATCGAAAAACTTGATGAAGCATGTTGGGATACCCATAAACAAGTTGGAATGAAAACCAAGAATGGTAAACAAGTTCCAAATTGTGTACCAAAAGAAGCTTCTGAAGATCCTGATATCGGCGATCGTAAAGGTTCTCAGCCAGCTAATTATCATAAGGGTCTTGCTAAATCTACTAAAGCTAAACGAGATGCACAGTTTAAGAAACAAGCAAAAATGGACGATGATGATCCTAATGCATATAAACCAGCACCTGGCGATAAAGATGCAAAAACCAAACCATCTAAGCATACTAAAAAATACCAACAAATGTACGGTGAAGAAATGAAATCATTTAGCGAATACAACGAAACATTAGACGAAGATGCAACTAAAGGTTTAAAAGCAAAAGCTGAAAAATCTGGTATGCCCCTTGGAATTCTAAGACAAGTTTATAATCGTGGTGTTGCTGCATGGAAAACTGGTCATCGGCCTGGTACAACTCCACAGCAATGGGGATTCGCTCGGGTTAATTCATTTGTTACTAAATCATCTGGAACATGGGGCAAAGCAGACAAAGATCTTGCTGCTAAAGTGCGATCATGAGGATGACTGAATTACAAAAGATGTATCACCGTGCACGTGGTAGATGGTCTAAAAACGCTGGTAAAGAAGAACAGCGCAAAGCTGATTTTCATGCAATGCGTGAGAAGAAAGCATTTACTCCACATATGATGTATGATCCTAAAACTGGTAAAGGTTATAAAGCTGAAAAAGAAGCTGACCATTTACGTATGAAAAAAATGGGATATGGTCACGAAAAACCAGAAATTAAAGAAGGTACCGGTAAACCAGAATCATGGGAAGCCGGATATAAACGTCGTGTTATAAAGACAACAGACCCTGAGCATAAAGAAAAGGGTTATAATTGGCGTATCAAAGGGAAAGATCGATCTGAGATTTCTATTAAGCTTTATAAGTCAAAGCCAGATCAAGCAGAATTTAATCGGCAAATGAAGCGTGTTGCCGGTCACGAGTTTGGAGGTTAATATGAAAAGTTTTAAATTATTTCTAGAACATCCTAACTGTGGAACAGACGCTTGTTGCCAACAGTGTGAGAATAGCGTTAACGAGCGAGGCGCTGATTCAAAAGGACATTATCGAAGCACCGAAAAGGGGGCTGGGATGACGGCAAAAGGTGTCGCTGCAGTTAATAGAAAAACTGGCGGAAACCTTAAAACTGCTGTCACTGGTAAAGTCAAGCCGGGCAGTAAAGCTGCAGGTAGACGTAAGTCATTCTGTGCTCGTATGAGCGGAATGAAAGGCCCTATGAAAGATGATAAAGGCAGACCTACACGGAAAGCTATGTCACTGAAGAGATGGAAGTGTTAATATGTCAGATGTAGACTGGAAAAATCGCCTAGATCGAATCGAAGAAAAAATGGATAAGATGAGTGAAGTATTAGTATCACTAGCGCGCTTCGAAGAAAAGATGGATGCTTATAATGAGTATCGCGATAGGTCATGGGAACGAATGAATAAGTTCTCAGCTAAGTTAGACACTATTGAAAAGAAGTGCGATGATAATGCTCGTACTGTACATACTATAAATAAATTATTCTGGGTAGCTATTGTTGCTATCGGGAGTGCAATTGCAGCCCAAGTTTGGATGTAACAAGAATGTTAGCAGTAATTGCTTCTGCTAGTTGAAAAACAATTTACAAGGAGAATAGGATGGACAATCCAATCGCAGAAGCATACATTAAGATGCTTCAAGAACGAAATAAAAAAGAAGATAAGCTTGATCCTGTAGGTCAGGGCGATGCTGATATCGATAATGATGGTGATGTGGATTCATCTGATGAGTATCTGCATAAGCGTCGTAAGGCTATTAAAAAGTCTATGAAAAAAGAAGAGTTTACTGAAGAAGAGCAGGCAATGATCGATGAGGCAAAGAAACGTGGCCTTACTCCTGATCAAGTACGTAAAGCTCTTGCTGCTGACAAAGCGAAAGCTAAAGGAAAAAGCAAAGTATCTCTACGTAAAACGCCATGGGATAAATTCAAAGAAGCTGTTGAAATCGAAACAGATGATGATAAAACAGATGTTGAAGATCCAAAGGCTGCAAAGGCTAAAAAGAAACAGCCTGAGAAAAAAGAAGCAGATCCTGCTGCAACAAATGCTCCATCACAAGATGATCGTGCTGCTGCTGCCGATGCTCCGGATCCTACACCTGTTCCTGAAAGAGAACCTGCTCCTGAAAAAGATGAGCCGGCTCCTGAAAAGAAAAAAGAAAAAATCGTTGTAAAGAATAAAAAAGATGATGGAAAGGAAGAATCAGTGAAAAAAGAATCTTTCAATTGGGATGAGATCTCAGAAATGAATGATGATCAAGTAGATGCATTTATCGATTCTCTAGATGAGTCACAACTTGATGCATTTGAAACTGAAATGAATTCTCTTGCTGAAGCAGCAAACCCAGAGGGTGATGCAGCTCAACAAGATAAAGAGCAAGGTGACTTTATTGCTAAGCATAAAAAGACTATCGTTGATCGTCCAGATGCTGATAAGCCTAAAGCAGCTGATGCTACTAAACCGGCGGCTAAACGCCCTGGTGATAAAGCCGATGGTGATAAGTCACCAGTTAAACGTATGAAGGATATTCGAAAATGAAAAAAGCAGGATGGTTAAAAGATGGTATCGCTACTCCTCGGGGTATCGTTACTGCACACGGCGAAATGCTAAAACGACGAAAAATGTCTGAAGCGCAAATCAATGAGTGGAATGGTTTCGAAAAGAAAACTGTTGCTCCTAAACCAGAACCAAAACTTAATCTGGAATCTATGACTAAAGATGAGCTTGAAGCCCTTGGTCGTGAGCATGATATTGAACTTGATAAACGTGAGAAAAAAGCATCGTTAATTGATGTACTAAAGTACGTAGTTAAACGATAATATAAAGTATAAATAGTCCTATACTATTAATTTAATGTAGGGCTATTTAATGCAACTCTTTGATGAACTGACTAATGATAATTTCATGCTATATGCTTCTAAGTTTTATAGCAATAAACAATGCACAGAAGTGGAAGAGTTCTATGAAGACCTAAACCGCTTCAAATATTTAAAACGATTATTGAGACGTTATGAAAGTAACGGCGAACTACAAGAAAGGCTAATACTAAATCATCTTATAGTTTTATTCAATGTATTTGGTATACAACATGCGAAGAGAATGGTATTCTTTAAAACAGATCCAACATCTCTTTCAGCTTTAAAAACGTTTTTGGTATACCTCAATTATTTAAAAGAAGATGAGTACGTTGAAATACCATTAGATCTTCGTATTATAAATGTGTTAAGGAATCTATAATGCCAGCAGTATCAAGAGTAGCAGACCTCTACTACACATACCGGTTTATTAAGGTGTTAACTACACCTTGGAAAGATACTGATGCATATGAATTAGGTCTAATTGATGGCAATGGTAAAAGCATTCGTAAAGCAAAAACATCTGAGGAAAAGGATGCATATACAGTATTCTTTAGACTTGCATTTAATTTTAAAAGAATTCTAGAAAAGTTACCATTTGGCAAATCTAGATTATCTTCATATGCTGCAGCCTTGTTTCTACTAAGAGAAGAAACAGGAATGAGCGAAGAAGAAATCAAAGATATTCTTTCCAAAATGGAAATAGATTTTACACCAGAAGTTAAAGAAAATTTCTTTATTCTTGAAGAACAGCTGCTTCCTGGCGTATACATATTACACCAAGATATTTTATCACCTAAGACTGCAGAGGTTATTGCCAAGTCTGGTACTAACGTATCAGTCGCTGAAGGCACAAAACCTTCCGGTCATATATTAGATATTCCTATATATGAGGTGAGACACTTGGCAACTAAGCAAATGGTCTATGTGACCGCTGGAGATTTATACCGATGAACGAAAATAAGTATCTTAAAATCCTTGGGACAAAGGCAACGGTAATGCATCCGGTGACAAAAATAGCCAAAAAGGTAGATAAAAAAGAAGTTCGTAAATATGTTCAGCAGGGTTGGATTCATATGGCCCCAAAGAAGAATCAACTTCGAAAAGAAGAAGCTCCTGCTAATGCTGTTGCTGGTGGAGGTGTTGATCTATCTCCTGGTAAAAAGGCTAAACTAAAGAAAAAGCCTTTTAAACGCTTTAAGGATTATGTTAAGGAGTAGTATGTGTTTTCATCTATTAAAATAGCAGCTGTTTTTATTATATCCAGTGCAGTAGTATCTGGTGGACTATATGTTAAAAAAATGAGAGACGACCTAGAAATCGCTAGGGCTAATGTTGCAAGAATGGAAGTAGCTGTTCAAACCAGTGAAGCTTCACTTGTACTTGAAAGATCAGAAAACAGTAGATTAAATGAGCTCAACTCAGAGCTAAGTGTAAATCTTAGACGAGCAGAGCAATATGGTGATGAGTTAAGAAGTACTTTACAAAAACATAATTTAACTCACTTGGCCAATAAGAAACCTGGCCTTATTCAAAATAGGATGCAAAATGCGACTGATCAATTATGGAACGATCTTGCTGGTATCACTGACCCTGATGGGGTGCAGCTCGATGAGGCCGGAACCGAAGATAGTAACAGTAACTAATACTGTTAAAACTGTAGTACCTACAGTACCTCTACCAAAGCAAGTTCAACTAAACGACATTAAGATATATGTCGTATCAAACGAAAATTACGAAGAGTTTAGACAAGAGTTTGAAGCTAAGAATGGCGCAGATGCCTATATTGCTATCTCAGTAAAAGACTATGAGAATTTGTCTCTTAACTTCGCTGAATTGCGAAGATACATAGAACAACAAAAACAAATTATAGTATATTACGAGACGGCCGTGGCGCCTGAAGAAACTGAAGAAAATAGCGAATAAGCTGTTTACATTAGCCTAATAGTGTGGTATAATATACACATATTGAAGCGGAGAATTCTATGAACACCAAAATAATTAACGTCACAAAACGTGACGGTAGAACTGAACCGTTTGATCTTGAAAAGGTGCACCGCGTATTAGAATGGGCAACCACTGATATTGCAGCTGTATCGATTTCTGAGATTGAATTGCGTGCAAACATTCAGTTATACGATAAAATACCTGCCTATGACATTCATGAACTATTAATTAAGTCTGCAGCTGAATTGATTTCAGAAGCAACTCCAAATTACCAATATGTAGCTGCACGTTTAGTTAACTATAAGATTCGTAAAGATGTATATAACCAGCATGAGCCTTGGCCTCTTGTTGATATCGTAGTAGAAAATGTATCAAAGGGTGTTTATGATGGTGCTATCATGGACAACTATACCCGCGATGAACTAAATCAACTTGATAATTATATTAAACATGATCGTGATGATACATTCACATATGTTGGTATGGAACAATTCCGTGGTAAATATCTAGTACAAGACCGACGTACTAAAACATTATTTGAATCACCTCAAATATTGTATATGTTGGTTGCCGCAACACTATTTTCCGACTATCCAAAGGAGACTCGCTTAAAATGGGTAAAAGATTACTATGATGATATTTCGACGTTCGGGACCTCTTTACCAACGCCTATTATGGCTGGTGTACGTACTTCTACGAGGCAGTTCAGTTCGTGTGTTCTTATTGAGTCAGACGATACGCTTGAAAGCATTAACGCTACAGCAACATCAGTTGTACGTTATATTTCTAAAAAAGCTGGCATTGGCATTAATGCGGGTAGAATCCGTGCTGTCGACAGCCGCGTCGGTGATGGTTCGATTGTACATACGGGCCTCATCCCGTTTCTAAAGTATTTTTCTGCTGCTGTTAAATCGTGTTCACAAGGTGGTGTTCGTGGTGGTGCAGCTACAGTATATCTTCCTGTTTGGCATCTTGAGTTTGAAGATCTTGTTGTTCTTAAAAACAATAAAGGTACTGAAGAGAACCGTGTCCGTCAAATGGATTATGCATTTCAGTTTAATAAAACAATGTATGAGCGCCTATTGACCGGTGGTAATATTACACTATTTTCACCAGGTGATGTGCCAGATCTATATGAAGCATTCTTCTCAGATCAAGATAAGTTTAAAACATTATATGAGAAGTATGAACGTGCCACAAGTATTCGTAAAAAGGTATTACCTGCCATTGAAGTTTTCTCTCAGTTCTTGACAGAGCGCAAAGATACTGGTCGAATTTATCTTATGAATGTTGATCATGCAAACGAGCATGGATCATTTTTACCAGAAGTTGCACCGATTAAACAATCTAATTTATGCACTGAAATCGATCTACCTACAAAGCCTTTGCAGAATGCTGATGATCCTGATGGTGAAATTGCATTGTGCACACTAAGTGCTATTAACTGGGGAATGATCAATGACCCTTCAGACTTTGAGAAGCCATGTACTCTTGCTGTTCGTGCCCTAGATGCATTACTAGATTACCAAGAATACCCTATGGCTGCAGCTCAAATTAGTACAATGAATCGTCGCCCATTAGGCATTGGTATCATTAATCTTGCATACTTCCTTGCAAAGCGTGGACTTAAGTATGATGATGAAGCATTGTCAGTCATTGATGAATATGCAGAAGCATGGTCTTATTACTTAATTAAAGCATCCGCTGATCTTGCCGAAGAGAAAGGTGCATGTCCTAAATCAGATGAAACTAAATATCATCATGGACTTCTTCCTATTGATACATATAAGAAAGAAGTAGATGGTCTAGTACCTCATAAAGAACGCATGCCTTGGAAAAAATTAAGGAAACAAATACAAGAAACTGGTATCCGTAACTCTACACTAATGGCTCTTATGCCTGCAGAAACATCTGCTCAAATTAGTAACTCTACTAATGGTATTGAACCACCTCGTGCATTAGTTTCGTATAAAGGTTCTAAAGATGGAGTTATGGCACAAGTTGTTCCTGGCTATCATCACCTTAAAAATAAGTATGATCTATTATGGGATCAAAAGTCTCCAGAAGGTTATCTTAAAGTTTGTGCAGTATTACAAAAATATATTGATCAGGGTATCTCGGTTAATACATCATATAATCCAGAGCACTTTGATGAAGGTAAAGTACCTATGTCTCAATTGATTACAGATATGGTTACGTTCTATAAGTATGGTGGTAAACAGCTATACTATAATAATACACACGATGGATCTGGTGAGATGAAAGATGATACACAAACAGAACTAACACGTTCAGATTTTAGTACTGATGCTGAATATGATGATTACTGCGATAGCTGCACAATATAGGAGAACAATGAATGTCAGTTTTTGAGAAACAAGAAAAGTCCCACATGAATTCGTTAATGTTTTTTGATGGTGGTGTTGATATTGCACGATATGACCAGGTGCAAAACCCTGCTTTAGAAAAGATTACAGAAAAAATGCTAGGATTTTACTGGCGTCCTGAAGAGGTTGATGTATCTAAAGATCGATCTGACTTTGCTAATCTAACTGACTTTGAAAAGCATATCTTTACATCAAACTTAAAACGTCAAATCTTGTTAGACTCGGTTCAAGGTCGTGGCCCAACAGAGACGTTTATGCCTGCAGCATCTGTACCAGAGATTGAACCATTGGTTATGGCATGGGCATTCTTTGAGACAATCCATTCACGTTCTTATACTCATATTATTCGTAATGTATATGCTAATCCATCAAAGGTATTTGATGAGATGCTTGACATTGAAGAGATTGTTGATTGTGCAAAAGATATCTCAGGATATTATGATGACTTTATTGACTACCAGAAATGGTATGATCTATTGGGTGAAGGTAAGCATAAAGTAAATGGTAAGACAGTTATTATTAGCAAATATGAATTAAAGAAACGCTTATGGGTTGCACTCAATTCTATTAATATTCTTGAAGGTGTTCGCTTCTATGTTTCATTCGCATGTTCATGGGCATTCGCTGAGTTAAAGAAGATGGAAGGCAATGCAAAGATTATTAAATTTATTGCACGTGATGAGAATACACACCTTGCTGCATCTCAAACTATTATCAAAAACCTACCTAAAGAAGATCCTGACTTTGAAAAGATTCGTACTGAATGTGCAGAAC